ATGCAGCACCAGATTGAGACGGTCAGGGATGATGTGGAAAGCGCCAGCGAGCAAGTGGCCGCCATCTGCGAGCTGCTGGCTGCAGCCCGGGGCACGGCCGTGCATGCCTCGGCCATCACCGCATTGCTGCTGCCCGTGTCACGCAAGCTCAGCGCGGCGGCGGGCGACCTGTCCGACCATCTGCATCGCAGCCAGGTAGTTGGCAGCAAGCGCTGCTAGACCGGTTCACCCCCACCATGACAAGACCCCGCCCTGCGGGGTCTTGTCATTTCTGCGTTCGGCATGGCCGCTGGCGTGCCCGCAGCGCGCACAGGCTGCAGCGATTGCCGGGCCTGCTCCCGTCGGCAAACATGGCATTCATACCCGGCCCGCGCGCCGGACCCGGCATACCGCCTGCCCGATTCCACCGCGATCCGGTGGCCTGGGGCGTTCCCGGCATCCGCAGCCACACGCATGGCGGGTGCACCAGGAACAGGTCCGCGCGGGCCGGCCCACGAGGAGCCTCAGTGAGTCTTGCCATTCCCTTTCCCGCGTCGGATCAGGCGATACCGCCGCCGGCCCGTACCGCCGCTCCTGCCGCCCCTGCACACAGGGAGTGCGCCTGATGCTAGCCATCGCCCGTGAATACGAAACGCTGGACGAGCTGTGCATGCGCCAGCTGGGCGCCACGCGCGGCGTGGTGGAAGCCACGCTGGAGCGCAACCCGGGCCTGTCGACCCACGGTCCCCATCTGCCCGCCGGCCTGGCCGTCGAGCTGACCGAACCCGCCCAGGCCCCCAGCCTGCCTCTGATCAGTTTCTGGGATTGACATGGACCGAGAAACCATCGTGAGGACCGCCGCCCTGGAAGGCGCCAAGGCCGCGCCTCCCGTCACCGTCGTGGCCGCGAATGTGGCCAATGGCTGGACCATGACCCATACCGCCACCGCGCTGACCATCGTCTACGTGCTGCTGCAGGCCGCGTATCTGCTGTGGCGCTGGCGCAATGAACGCGAGGACCGGCGCGCGCGCCAGGCCGAGGACGCCGCGCGCAGGAAGGCTTCTTCCACCCACACCGGCAACAATGCGGACACCGGGGCGGCGCCATGAGCACAGCACGCATGCCAGCGGCAGGACTGGGCATTGGCGCAGCCATCGTTGCTGCCTGGATTGCCGCAGAAGGCTTCAGCGCAGATCCGATCATCCCGGTTCGCGGCGATGTGCCCACCATCGGCCACGGCGCCACGCGCTACGAGGACGGCACGCGCGTGACCCTGGCCGACCCGCCCATCACACGCCAACGGGCGCGCGAGCTGGCCATCAACCTGCTGGAGCAGCAGTACGGCGCCTGCGTGCGCGATTCGCTGGGTGACACGCGGGTGCACCCGGCCGAGTTCGCCCAGGCTGTGGACTTCGCGGGCCAGTACGGCTGCGGGGCCTGGCGCGGCTCCTCGATGCTGGCCAGGGCACGGGCCGGCGACTACGCCGGCGCCTGCCAGTCCTACCTGGCCTGGCGATTCATGACCAGCACCCAGCCTTTGCAGGGCTTCAGCGCCTATCGATGGGATGGAGCAGGCCGGCCCACGCGCTGGCGCTTTGACTGCTCGGCGCCAGGCAACAGGGTGTGCCGCGGCGTGTGGACACGCCAGCAGGCGCGCCACGCGGCCTGCATGGAGGCCCAGCCTTGATGGATCGCCTGCAAAACCATGCCTGGCAGCTGCTGGCCCTGCTGCTGGCAGCGCTGCTGGTCTGGCAGTCGCTGGCGCGGCTGGGTGCCGAGCGCGATGCAGCGCAGGCACGCACGGATCTGGCGACAGACCGCCAGGCCGCCGCCACCGCCGCGCTGCACGCATCCGAACGCTATCGACAACGGGAAGGAGCCTACCGTGAACGCCTCGACCTTCTTGCACGCGACACGGACCTGGCCCTGGCGCGCGCTGCGGCGGATGCCGATGCTGCCCGCGCTGCTGCTGGCCGGCTGCGCGGCGACCTCGCCAGCTACCTCACCGCCCACCGTGCAGCCGCCCAGGCTCGCGCCGCTGCCGGACAGTGCGCGCCAGACACCAGCGCCCTCGATCTGCTCGCCGAGCTGCAGCGCCGCGCTGACGAGCGAGCGGGAGCGCTGGCGCGCATTGCTGACGACGCCCGCCACCGTGGCAGCGCCTGCGAGCGCGCCTACGACGCCGGGCTCGCCCTGACCAGCGCCCTGACCAGCACCATGACCCAGGTCCCACGCCATGCTCAAGCCCGCTAGCCTGCGCGACGCGCTCGTCGCTGCCCTGCCCCAGTTGCAACAGTCGCCGGGGAACATCCGTTTCACCATCCAGAGGGGCCGTGTGGTCAATACGGGCACACCGTCCCTTTCCTGGGAATACCGCTACACGCTGAGCCTGGTGATTGCGGGTTTCACCGGCAGCATCGATGCCGTGACCGTGCCGCTGCTGGTCTGGGCGCGGCGCCACCAGCCGGACCTGTTCGACCATGCCGAAAGGCGCGAGCAGGCGATCCGCTTCGACATTGCGCCTCCTTCCACGGACCCTGCAGTCGCCTTGCAGCCGCAGCAGCTCGCCATCGAGATCGACCTGGTGGAGGCCGTGCTGGCGCGCCCGCGCGAGGGCAGCCCCGGCGCCTTCGACCTGATCTACAAGCCCGAGCCGCCAGGCCAGCTCGACATTGCGCAGCGCCAGTTGTGGGAGCTGTTCCTGTTCGGCGAGAAGGTGGCCGAGTGGAACTACGACCCGCGCTGAGCACGGGCCTGGGCACGCGCCCGGCCCATCGGCAGGCGCCGCGCCGGGCTGCATGTAGCAGCGTGCGCCACGCCCGGCACACGGCGACACGCAAGGGCCCGACCGGCACCATGAACGCCATGGAGTCGCCCGTCGCACAAACCGAGAGCCCGTACGAGATCATCCGCCGCCTGGAAGGGCTGATCCGCACGGGCACCATCGCCGCAGTCCGCCATGCGCGCCCTGCGCGCTGCCGCGTCAAGACCGGCAACCTGACCACCAACTGGATTCCCTGGCTGGCCCTGCGCGCCGCAGGCGAGAACGCCAGCGTCTGGTGGCCGCCGGCCGTGGGCGAGCAGTGCGTGCTGCTGTCGCCCGGCGGCGACCTGCTGGGCGCCGTGGCGCTGACCGGCATCTACAGCAGTGCCGCAGCCCAGCCCAGCGACCGCGAAGGCGTGTGCCACACGCAGTGGAGCCCCACCGATTTCATGGAGCACGACAGCACCACGGGCAGGCTCAACATCAACGTGGCCCACGGCATCACGCTGCGCGTGGGCAACTCGGTGATCAGCATCGACGAGCAAGGCATCAGCCTGCAGGCCGGCGGCGGTTCGGCCACCGTCAATGCGCAGGGCCTGGCCGGCGCGCCCGATGTGACCACCGGCCCCATCAGCCTGCTGCGCCATCGCCATGGTGGCGTCAGGGCGGGCGACGCCATCACGCAGGGGCCGCTATGAACCGCCACACAGGACGCCGCATCGAGGACATGGAGCATCTGCGCCAAAGCGTGGCCGACATCCTGTCCACGCCCATCGGCTCGCGCGTGATGCGCCGGGACTATGGATCGCTGGTCCCGGCGCTGCTGGACCAGCCCGACAACAACGCCACCCAGGCACGACTGCGCGCCGCCGTGGCCAGCGCGCTGATGCGCTGGGAGCCGCGCATCCGGCTGACACGCATCGTGATCGAGCGCGATCCGACCGCACCCGGGCGCGCCGACCTTACGCTGATCGGCACCTTCAACAACACGCGCCGCCCGGCCCCGCTGAGCCTGCAGATGCCCATCGCCCGCACCCTTTCACGAAGCAAGACATGACCCCTGCACTGGACGCCCTGCCGCCGCCCGGCGTCGTCGAGACGCTGGATTTCGAGCGCATCCTCGACGCCCACCGCGCCGATCTGCTGGCGCGCCACCCGGAGGCCGCCGAGGTCCTGGCGCTGGAGAGCGAGCCGCTCAACAAGCTGCTGCAGGCGCACGCCTACCGCGAACTGCTGTACCGGGCGCGCGTCAACGATGCGGCGCGTGCGCACCTGCTAGCCTTTGCCATGGGCGGCGACCTCGACCACCTGGCTGCGCAGTACGGCGTGACCCGCCAGGCCGGCGAAACCGACGACCGCCTGCGCACCCGGCTGCAGCTGCGCATCGCGGCCCTGGCCGGCCAGGGCACGCGCGAGCACTACGAATTCCACGCCATCACCGCCTCGCCCCTGGTGCGCGCCGTGCGGGCCAGCCAGGCCGCGCCGGGCAGCGTGCTGGTCATGCTGTGGATCACCGACCAGGCGCAGGCCCAGGCCGTGCGGCAGCTGGTGTCCGAGGCGCTGAATGCCGACAACGCCCGCATGCTGGGCGTGCCCGTCAATGTGGCCGTGGCCGTGCCGCGCACCATCGACATCACCGCGCGCATCACCCGCACGCGCACCGCGCCGGCTGGCCTGCTGCAGCAGCTGCAGGCGCGCCTGCAGGCGGCCTTTGCGGGCATGGCCAGCCTGGACGGCAGCGTGGCACGCAGCTACATCACCACGCTGCTGCACGTCGATGGCGTGCACGCCGTGGACTACCCAGACAACACGCGGCCCGCGCCCATCACGCCCATCGCTGCCGGCGAATTCCCGGCACTGGGCGCCGTGGACCTGATCGACGCGGGGGTGGCCTGATGGACACCCGCCGCAGCATCCTTCCGCCCGCATCCACCAGCCTGGAGCGCGTGATAGACACCACCCTGCCGCGTGACTGGGGCACCATGGCCGACGCGGCCGAGCCGGCCAGCACCGCCCAGCATCCGGCCCTGCTGCCCTGGCTGGCCCAGCAGTGGCAGCTGGGGCAATTCGAGCGGTATTTTTCCGACCCGCGCGAGCTGCTGGACAAGGGCCTGCCCTGGCTGCGCGAGCGTGGCAGCGCCGCCGCCGTGCGCCGCGCGCTGGCCTGGCAGGGCTACCTGGCCGTGACCCTGGAAGAGGACGGCGCCCGCCTGCACATCAACCCGGGCCGCGAAGTCAGCAATGCCGATATCGCGCGCATGGCCCATGTCGTGCGAGCCAGCATCCCGCTGCACGTCCATTTCTACCGCGTGTTCTACCGCTTCGATCTGCGCGCCCTGCGCTGGGACCGCGCGCCCAAGCTGGACGGAGCCCTCTGGGACAACGACAGCGGCACGCCCGTGGACGTGGGCGAGGGTGAGCCGCCCGTCATCGGCAGTCAAGGCCGCATCAACCAGTCCCAGGCCCAGGCGCCCAAGCTCACGCCCCTGCGCAGCGCGAACCACCTGCACACCAGCGGCCGCATGCGCCGCGCCGATGAACTGCGCCTCGATGTGTGGCGCTGGGACGGCCGCATGCAGCGCCTGGCCACGGGCGGGCAGCTGCAGACCACGCCGGGCATCGCGCCGCAGCGCGCCCAGCATCAGCCATGGACCACCAGCGGCAAAGCCTGGGCCGCAAGTGCAGGCACGCGGCCGGGCCAATGGCCTGGCGCCGCCCACCACCTGGCGGCCGCTGCCTGCCAGCCCCGCATGGCCCCGGCCCGGGGCTGGACGGGCCGCTGGGACAGCGACCGCTGGCAGCAATCCAACATCCACAGCAAGACCACCGAATCCGAGGAATAGCCCATGCAAACACTGCAAGACGCCGGCCGCATTGCGCTGGCCAAATCCCTGGCGGCCATGCCCGTGCACATCGCATGGGGCCGTGGCGATGGAGCGTGGACCGCGCCACCTGCCAACCCATCCAACCGCACCGCGCTGCAGGACGAAATCGGCCGCCGCGCCGTGGTGGAAGTGGGCTATGCCGTGCCCGGCACGGCCCAGGACCACGATATCGAGATGCCCGGCCAGGTCTACTACAAGACCAGCCCGGTTCCCACGCCCTTCCTGCTGCTGCGCACCACGTTCGGCTTTGGCGATGCCCAGGGCGAAACCGTGCGCGAATGCGGCGTGTTTTTCGGCACCGTGGCCAAGGCCGGCGTGCCGCCGGGCCAGCGCTACCTGACGCCGACCGAGGTGGAGAACCCCGGCACCGTGTACTGCCTGGAATACCGCTCGCCGGTCCTGCGCAGCGGCACGACCAAGGCCACCGAAGAAATCGTGATCCCACTGTGAGCCGCGCATGACCAGCTACAACCGACACGACCCCGCCAAGGGCTACACGCAGCACATCTTCCACGCCGACCGCGTGGCGCAGTCTGCAGAGCCCAACGAAATGCAGGCCCAGGCCCGCTATGCCCTGCGCCGCGTGGCCGATGTGCTGTTTGCCGATGGCGACATCACGGCCGGCGCGCGCTGCACCGTCAACGCCGAAACCGGCGCCTGCCAGCTGGAGGCCGGCAGCATCTACCTCAACGGCGCTGTGCATGACGTGGCCGCCGCCGCGCTGCAGATCGCCGTGCAGGGCACCGTCTACATCGGCGTGCACTACGCCACGCGCATCGTCACGGCCGAGCAAGACCCGAGCCTGTACAACCCCGCAGTGGGCACCAGCGGCTACGGCGAGCCCGGCGCCGACCGCCTGCAGGTGTCCGTCACCTGGGGCCTGCAGGGCCAGGGCGAAGGGGACTTCTACCCCGTCTGGACTGTTGAAGATGGCATCGTCAAGCCCCGCGAGCCTGCACCCCAGCTCAACGCCGTCACAAAGGCCATCGAGCGCTATGACCGCGACAGCGCGGGCGGCACCTACGCCGTGCGCGGCCTGCAGACGCTGCAGCTACCCGACGACGACCAGGGCCGCCAGGTCTACGCCATCACGGCCGGCGCCGCGCGAGTGGGCGGCGTTGCCATTGAGGTGCCAGCAGACCGGCGCCTGGTCTATGCGGCCCAGGCCAACATGGCCCAGGTCAACAGCGAGCCCCACAGCAGCAGCACGGATGCGCTGCAGCATGTGGCATTCGACCGCTGGCCCGTGCTGGAGCAGGCCACCCTGCGCATCACGCGCCGCAAGACCGCCCAGGTGGTGCACGGCAGTTTTGTGGGCGCGGCCGACCCGCTGCCCGACGCAAGCGTGGTGCAGATCAACAGCGTCACCCAGGGCGGCACCACGTACACAAAGGACGTGGACTACAAATTGACGGCCGGGCAAATCGACTGGAGCCCCGCCGGCGCCGAACCCACGCCGGGCAGCACCTACGGCGTGAGCTATGACTACATCAGCACCGAGCCTGCGCAGAACCAGACCACCCGAGGCTTTGACGTGCAGGGCGCGCTGCCTGCAACGCTGATCCTCGTGGACTACCGCTATGCGCTGCGCCGCATTGACCGCATCGTGATGGGTGGCGATGGGGGCATCAACGTGGTCAAGGGCATTCCCGCGACCTGGCAGCCCGTGCCGCCTGATGTGCCGGGCAACGTGCTGGCCCTGGGCAGCATCTACCAGACCTGGGAGCCAGACACGCGCCGCACCGAGCCGGACGGCGTGCGCGTGGTGTCCATGCCAACCCTGGTGGCCTACCGCGACCGAATGGACCGCATCGAGCTGGATCTGGCCGAGCTGCGCCTGGCCACCGACACCGCAGGCCGTTACAGCGGCCTGAAAAAAGGCTACTTCGCCGACCCCATGATCGACAACAGCATGCGCGACCAGGGCATGGAGCAGAGCGCCATGATCGCGGGCGGCGCGCTGCAGCTCTATGAGGCCGACCATGCCTACATACTGGGCGACGGCAAGACCGTCCACAGCCTGGAGTACACGCTGGCCAAGACCATGGGCCAGACAGCCACCAGCCGCGCAATGAAGATCAACGCTCAGGCCACGGCGGGCGCCTTGCCGGCCAGCGTTGAACTGGTGCCCAGCGTGGACCGCTGGGAGGTTCCGCAGGCTCTCAAGTATCCCAAGCTGGTGCGCTTCTACCAGGCGCTTGGCAGCACGAGCGATGACCTACAGGCGCAGTACCGGGGGCAGATCAACAAGGATTTGCTGGACCTCAGTGGCATCACGCTGCGTCCCCTGGAGGTCCATTTCTCGCTGGCGGGCTTTCGCGCACTGGAGGCGATGGAAAGCCTGCACTTCGATGGCCAGCCCATCGCGGCCCAGCCGCTGGCAGGTGGCGGGCTGGTGGCCAACGCTGCCGGCGTGCTGGAAGGCCGATTCACCATTCCCGAAGGCGTTCCCGTGGGCGCCAAGACCGTGGAAATCAAGGGCGAGCACGGCAGCACAGGCCGTGCCCAGTATGTGGGCAGCGCAGCCCTGAAACTCAATCTCGATGTACTGGGATCGAACTCCTACGGCGCCATATCTGCCGGCTTTGCCACCGTGACCTATGTCCTATAGCACCATCACCCAAACCATCACGCCCTCGCGCTCCCAGCAGTGCGCGGCGCTGGATCTGTACTTCACCGCCAGCGGCGGGCCCGCCATCGTGGTGCTGGCCGCACTGGATGACGCCGGCCTGCCCGGCGTGGCACTGCGTGAGCAGCGTCTGGAGATTGCGCAGATCAAGACCGACGGGGCCGCCACGCGCGTGACCTGGACAGCCCTGGTGCAGCTGCAGGCGGGCACCAGCTACGCGCTGTGCATATCGGCAGCTGACACAGACACGGCCCTGGCCGTGGCTCAGATCGGTGATGCGCGCCAGGACGGCACCGGATGGGTCACGACCGCGCCGGCAGAGCTTGGCCAACTGCTGGAGATCAATGCCTCCGGCATCGCCACGCGCCACGCCAACCGCGTGCTGCGCTTTGATCTGTTCGAGGCCCAATATCCCGCCACGGTCAAAACCGTGGACGTTGGTGCGCAGGAGGTGGAGAACGCCACCATGCTGCTCATCAATGCCGGCGCCGAGCAGCCCGACCCCACGGCGCGCATCACCTATTCCATCGAGCTGCTGGGCGCAGGCGCTGCCGTGCTGCGCACCATCGAGGCGGACGCCGGCCAGCCCGTGCGCCTGGATGAGCCTCACACCGGCACCGTGCGCGTGAAGGCCACTTTGCGCGTGGGCGACAGCGGCATGGGCGCCGTGCTGGCTCCCGCAACCCTCCTGGCGGTGGGCAGCCTGCTGCAAAGCGGCACCTACATCACGCCCACCATCGCCACGGCGGGCGGCACCGAGCTGCGCGTGATCTTCGAGGGCACCATCCCTGCCGGCGCGGCCGTGGCCGTGCATGCGCAGCTGGGTGCCAGCGAGCAGTGGACCGAGGTGCCCTACCTGAGCAGCAGCCCGCAGACGGCCGGCACCATCGAACTCACGCACCGGCTGCAGGGCATCAACGCGGCCAGCCTGCGCCTGCGCCTGCGCCTGCGCCTCACGCTCACCGGAACGCCCACGGCGCGCCCCCTGGTGGACAACCTGCGCGCCGTGGTGCTGTAGAGGTGGATATGGCAGATGACACCCTCGAAACCCCGCCTGTCTTTGAAGACACGCCGCACCTGGGCATGCCCCTGCCCCATCCGGCGAACAAGCTGGAAGTGGATATCGGCCGACTGCGCCAAGCGCTGGACATGATCGACCAAGTGGCCGAGGACATGGGGCTGGCCATCGACGCCAGTGCAAGCCGGGAAGCCCTCCAGGCGCTGGCCCGGGCGACGGGCGACAGCATCGACCAGTTGCAGCAAAGCACCGGCCAGGCCCTGGCGCAGATGGGGCAGCAGATAGATCAGCTGGCCGATGACATCGAAAGCAAGTCGGTCAACCTGCAGGCCGTCGCGCAAGCCAGCGATGCACAGCAGGCCCGTGAGGGCGTGGGGAAAATCAAGCGCCTGGTGCAAGAAGCCGCGAACAGCTCCACCAACGGCGCTCCGCTGGTGGCTGGCGTGGAATACACGCTGCTGGCAGATGCAGCCTACAGCCGCCCATTGCCTGCCGACGCTCAGTTGGGCGACTCCATCCTGTTGCGTGACCCCACGGGCGAATGGAAGCTGGGCCGCATCACCATTGCCCGAAGCGACCCCGCCTACACAATCAACGGCCGGGCCGGAGATGTACTGTTCAACGTCAACGCCTGGAGCGTCGTGTTTACGTATGCGGGCAAAAAAAACTGGACGCTAACCAGGGGGTAGGAATGCTGAATCTGGATGAACTTTTGGGCAGCAACCCGATGCTGCTCGTGCAATCTGAAATGGTGCTCACCACCAAATCATTCAACATCGCAGCGGATGGCTATGCCGTGCTCTCGGGAATGGGCGGTGGCGCGGGCGGCTGCAAGAACTATGCGCCCGGCAATTCGGCGCCGTGGGGGGTCAAAGCCATCGCAGTGCGAGCCGGGGATGTGATTGCATTTGAAATCGGAGCGGGAGGCCTGGCCGAACAGGGCGCCACATCGGCGGCCAGGGCTGGCTCAAACACCACCATTTCCATCAACGGTGCGGCAGTGCTCACATGCCAGGGTGGAGATGCCGGGCCTGCTACAGCTACTGCCGTCAGTCCTCTGAATGCCAAAGTGATTGGCGCAGATATCTGGAAACTGGGAGCGCAGCCGAAAAGCCGTCCGGATGGAATAACTCCTATCAGTGGCGCGGCCGTAGACGTGGGTTCGGGGACGTATAACCAAGATTACAAATCTGGCGACGATTGTGTGGATTTTGAAGGCTCATCCAGAACGGGCGCTGGAGTGCCATGGGGCTACTTCTTCTGGCCGTTCGCCGTGCAGTTCCGGGGCTATGAATCGGGATCTCCCGGCGGTGGGGGTTCCCGTGCGCGAAAAGCTGGACTGTTCGGTGGGGGCGGAGGGGCTGTGTCTAGTCAGGAGAATGCACATGATCCTGGCCGAGGTGGATCGGCCGGAAGGTCTGCGGCCGGCGATGTCAAAAATGGTGGTGCCGGAATGGGCTATCTGAGGCTCTACCAACGGGTTAGCGCATAGGAGCCGTGCCGATGAACAACATCCACATTCTCGATTCAGCGGGCGACGTCGTGAACACCATCGTTGCCGACGAGCAAACTGCCCAGGCCATGTACCCCGGCCGCTGGCGCATTGCCGAGCAACAGCCGCAGCCCGAGCCACAGCAGCCAACCCGCCGCCGCATCACCCCCCTGGCATTCCGCCGCCGCTTCACCAGCGCCGAGCGCGCCGCCATCGAATGGGCCGCCGTGGACCGCGCCGACGCCACCAGCGCCGAGCGCATGCAGGCCGCGCAGCTGCGCAGCACGTTGAAGGACCAGGAGCTGGCCAGCTTCATCGACTTGGACGACCCGGACGTGGCGGCCGGCGTGCAGCTGCTGGAGACCGTGGGACTGATCGCAGACGGCCGCGCGCTGCAGATCACGGACACGCCGCCGCGCCCGGACGAGCTGCCGGCCTGACCTGGCCGCGCCACGCGCGCACCTGTCCCAAGCCCGCCACCCTGGCGGGCTTTGTCTTTCACGACCGTTCCTGCGACCTGTCTGAAACGGGCAGACGTGCCTGCTTGACCCACAGCCGGGATCGCTGGTGGCGCAGGCGCTCGCCGACGAACATCAAGCCACCGGGGGCATGCAACAGCGTCGCGACACCTGGCCACCCCGCCAATTTGCCCTGGGCCCTGCCAGTATGAACAGCAACACCATCGCCAACCTGCAAGACCGCATCCCGGCAGTGCCCGACTCTGGACATCCCACGCGCAGGCGCGGCAAGCTGCGGCGGCCTTCGCTGGCGGGGACACGACTGCCAGCGGCCGCATCGCGCAGGCCACCCCGCCACATCACCCCCCACGCCCTGCGCCGCCGCTTCACCGTGGTCGAGCGCACGGCGCTGGAGTGGGCCGTGGTGGACCGTGCCGAGGCGGGCGAGGCCGATCGGCGCCATGCGGCCACGCTGCGCTCGCTGCTCAAGGACATGGAGCAGGCACGTTCCATCGATCTTGACGACCCCGAACTGGCCGACAGCCTGCACCGGTTCGAGGCCTTCGGACTCATCGCCGCGGGGCGTGCCCAGGAAATCCTGGACGGCCCCGTACAAGCCCACGAACAGCCGTGACCGCCCCTTTTTGACGACAGCCCCACGGCCCAACCATCCCCCAACCCGGAGAACACCATGGCGACAGCCCCGTTCCATCATGGCATTCGCGTCACGGAAGTGAGCGAAGGCATCAATTCCATCCGCATCGTGTCCACGGCCGTGATCGGCCTCGTGGCCACGGCCAGCGACGCCGATGCGGCCACTTTCCCGCTGAACCGCCCGGTGCTGGTCACCAAGGTCGATGCGGCCATCGGCAAGGCCGGCACCAAGGGCACGCTGGCCCAGGCGCTGAACGCCATCAAGGAGCAGTGCCGCCCGGTGCTGGTCGTCGTGCGCGTGGCCGATGGCGAAGGCGCCACCGAGGCCGAGCGCCGCACCGACCAGGACGCCAAGGTCATCGGCACCACCGCCGGCAACCAGTACACGGGCCTGCAGGCGCTGCTGGCGGCCCAGGCACAGCTCGGCGTCAAGCCGCGCATCCTGGGCGCGCCGGGCCTGGACAGCCAGGCCGTGACCGACGCGCTGGCATCCGTGGCCATCAAGCTGCGCGGCTTTGCGTATGCAGCGGCCATCGGCAACGATGTGGCCGAGGCCCAGGCCTACCGCGAGCACTTCGGCCAGCGCGAGCTGATGCTGCTGTGGCCCGGCTTCAAGGCGCTGGACCTGTCCACCGCCGCCGTGCAGGACGCCTCGCCCGTGGCCTACGCCCTGGGCCTGCGCGCGCGCATCGACCAGGAGCAGGGCTGGCACAAGACGCTGTCCAACGTGCCGCTGTCCGGCGTGCTGGGCATCTCGCGCGATGTGCACTGGGACCTGCAAAGCCCCGATACCGAGGCCGGCATCCTCAACCAGGCCGGCATCACCACGCTGATCCAGAGCCAGGGCCACCGCTTCTGGGGCTCGCGCACCTGCACGGACAGCGAGCTGTTCCGCTTCGAGTCCAGCGTGCGCACCGCGCAGGTGCTGGCCGACACCATGGCCGAGGCGCATTTCTGGGCCGTGGACAAGCCCATGCACCCCAGCCTGGTCAAGGACATCCTGGAGGGCATCAACACCAAGTTCCGCGAGTTGAAGGCCCTGGGCTACATCCTGGACGGCAAGGCCTGGTACGACGAAACGGTCAACGAGACCGCCACGCTCAAGGCCGGCAAGCTGGTGCTGGACTACGACTACACGCCCGTGCCTCCGCTGGAGGACCTGGGCTTTCGCCAGCGCATCACCGACCGCTACTTCGCCGACTTCGCACTGCGCGTGGGCGCCGGCCAGTAAGCGGCGACCGCATCCGATACACCGGATACACCGGACAAACCTGATACACAGGAGAAAAGCACCATGGGACTGCCCCGCTCTCTCAAGAATTTCGCCACCTTCGTGGATGGCAACTCGTACATCGGCGACATGCCCGAAGTGGGCTTGCCCAAGCTCACCCGCAAGATGGAGAAGTACCGCGCCGGCGGCATGAACGGCGAGGTCAGCCTGGACTTCGGCATGGAGGCCATCGAGGCCGACCTGACCGCTGCCGGCTACATGAAGGAGTTGATCTCCACCTGGGGCACGCTGCGCCACGACGGCGTGCTGCTGCGCTTCGCCGGCGCCCTGCAGGGCGATGACAGCGAAGGCGTGGACACGCTGGAAGTGGTCATGCGTGGCCGCTTCTCGGAGTTCGACCCCGGCAAGGCCAAGGCCGGCGACAAGACCGAGATCAAGTACAAGCTGGCCGTCAGCTACTACCGCCTGTCCATCAACGGCCAGGTGCTGATCGAGATCGATCCGGTCAACTTCGTCGAAGTCGTCAACGGCATCGACCGCCTGGCCCAGGTCCGCGCCGCACTGGGCATCTGAGCCTGGCTCAACTGACCTGACCTCACCGGGCCTCACCGGGCCCCCGGGCCGGCCGGCCCGGTCCTCTCTTTCCCTTCACCCGAACGCTGACACACCATGGACACCACCAAGCCCCAGGAAGACCTCCAGAACCAGGCTGCCGCCAACGCGGCCGCCCTCGCATCGGGCGATGCGCGCGAGATCACGCTCGACGTGCCGCTCAAGCGCCCCGGCGGCGACCTGGCCCGGGTGCTGGTGCGCCGCCCCAATGCCGGCGCGCTGCGCGGCCTGTCGCTGGTCGAGCTGCTGCACATGAACGTGACCGCGCTGCAGACCCTGCTGCCGCGCGTGACCGAGCCCATGCTGCACAAGGCCGAGGTGCTGCAGCTGGACCCTGCCGACCTGGTGACCCTGGGTACGGAGGTGGCCTCTTTTTTGGTGCCGAAGGCGCAGAGGGAGCAATTCCCGAGCGCGTAGAGGACGCCATGGCCGACCTGGCCATGGTCTTCCACTGGCGGCCGGCGGACATGGAGGACATGTCGCTGGCCGAACTCGGCCAATGGCATGAACGGGCGCGCGAGCGCTACGAAAGCCAGGACTGAGCCAGGACTGAGCACCACCTCCACTCCATCGCCCGCCTCTCGCCCCTCTCTTGCACGCCCCTTGCCCATGACCTCCACCCAACGCCAAAACCGCACCGGCCAGGGAGCCCTCCATGGCCGTTGACACCCTGCGCCTGGACGAGGTGCTCAAGCAGGCCGAGCGCGTGCACCAGCCCCTGGCGCTGCTGGGAAGAACCAGCAGCAACACGGCCAGGGAACTCAAGGAAACGGTCGACCAGTTGAAGAATCTGCAGCAGCAGCAAGCCCAGCTGGGCGACTACCGCGCGCTGCGCAGCGGCCTGGCCGACACCACGGCACGGCTGCGCGGCGCGCGCCAGCAGATGGCCCAGCTGCGGCTGGAATCGGGCGCGGGCGAGCAGCCCTCGCGCGCCATGCTGCGCGCGCTGCGTTCGGCCCAGGTCGAAGAGGAGCGCCTGGCGCTGCTGCGCGCCACGCAGCGATCGCGCCTGATGGACATGCGCGAAGGACTGCGCGGCGCGGGCGTGGACACGGGCAACCTGTCCGCGCACGAGCGCAAGCTGCACAACGACATCCGCGCCACCACGGCCCAGATGGAAAAGCAGCGCAAGGTGGTGGCACCGGCCGCCCAGCGGCTGGAGAGGATCGACGCCCTGCGCGAGCAGAGCAAGACCCTGGCCGATCGCGGCCAGGCGCTGCGCGAGACGGGCGGCAAGATGCTGGCGCCCGTGCGCGCCGTGAGCCAGGCCTTCATGACCGACGACCAGGCCGCCGCACAGCTGCGCGCCACCATGGCGGGCAGCAACGGCAAGCCGGGCACCGATTACCAGCAGGTGCTGGACTTGGCCAAGAGCCTGGGCACCGACATGCCCGGCAGCACGGCCGACTACATCGCGATGATGAACCAGCTGCAGCGCCAGGGCGTGTCCTCGCAGGATGTGCTGGGCGGGGTGGCCCGGCAGGCGGCCAACCTGGGCGCGGTGCTGAACATGCCCGCCAAGGAGGCCGGCGAGTTCGCGGCGCAGCTGCAGCAGGCTACCCGCGCAAGCGCGGGCGACATGGCCGCGTTGGCCGACACGGTGCAGCGCACCTCCCACCTGGGACTGGACCCCACAGGCATGGTCAAGGGCCTGGACGCCATCGGCAAGGCCCTGCCGCAGCTGGGACAGCGGGGCGCAAGATCGGGACAGATGTTCGCGCCGCTGCTGCTCATGCTCAACGACGCCAGCATCAGCGGCGAGGCCGCCGGCAAGGCCGTCGGCAACCTGGTCAAGAACTCCATGGACCCGGCCAAGCTGGGCCAGGTCAACAAGATGCTCGCGAGTCAGGGCGTGTCGCTGGACTTCAAGGACGCCAGCGGCCAGTTCGGCGGTACCGGGCAGATGATGGCCCAGCTGCAAAAGCTGCAGAGCCTGGGCAGCGACAAGCTGCGCGCCGCTGCGCTGGACAAGCTGGCCGGCGGCGATGCGCAGACGCGCAAGGCCCTGGAGGCGTTGCTCCAGCAGGGCCCGGGCGGCTACCAGCAGATCGCCTCCCAGCTCAAGTCACAGGCGGATCTGGATGGGCGCGTGGCCATCCTGAAGGACTCGGTCTCGGCCCAGTACGAGTCCGTCAAGGACAGCTACAACGGCCTGTTGAGCGACATGGGCTCGACCATCGAGTCCGACCTCAAGGCCGTGCTGGGCACGCTGCGCGAGATGACCGAAGGCATGCGTGCCTGGGTCAAGGAGCATCCCCAGATCGTGCAGTGGACGCTGCGCATCGTGGCCGTGCTGGGCCTGCTGATCGCAGGCGTCGGCGTGGTGAGCAGCGTGCTGTTCGGCCTGCTGGCACCGCTGCTGCTCACGCGCACCGTGTTCGGCCTGCTGGGCGCGGCCATGGGCGCAGGCAGCGGTGCCTTGGGCGTGCTCAGGCGCGGCCTGGCGGCCGTGGTCCTGTCGCTGGGCATGATGGGCGGCGGCGGCAGTGCCATGGGCCTGTTGGCCGGCGGCATGCGCATGGCCAGCAACGCTGCAGGCGTGCTCAGGCGCGGGCTGGGCGCCGTGGTCCTGTCGCTGGCCATGATGGGCCGCGGCGCTGCCATGGGCAGCATAGGCACCGCCCTGGCCGGCGCAGGCCGCGCTGCAGGCCGCATCTTCGGCGGCGGTGCAGGCGCAGCCAAAGGCGTGGCCGGCAAGGGCCGTGCGGGCGCCGTCATGGGCCTGCTGGGCGCCGGCCTGGGTGCCGCAGGTGCCGTCGGCGGTGGCCTGGGCGGTAGTCTGGGTGGTGCAGCCGCATCGCTGATGGGCCTGGTGCGCATGACACCCATGGGCCGGCTCGCAGGCGGCCTGATGGGCGCGGGCGGCTCGATCATGCAGAACTGGGACGGCCTGTCCACCGCCTTCAAGGCCGGCGACTGGAAGGGCGTCGGCGGCACGCTGCTGGAGGCCGGCAAGGCCGGCCTCGATGGCGCCACGGGCGGGTTGTTCGGCGTGGTCTCTGACCTGGCGGGCAAGGGCATCAGCGGCCTGGCCTCGTCGGTGGGCTCGTGGTTCAAATCCGGCGATGCGCCAGCACACGACCAGGGCCGCGCCGGCGCACTGCGCCAGGGTGTCGCGGCCGCAGCCACGGCGGCCACGCTGGCCACGGGCGCCATGCCTGCCATGGCCGACACCGGCGCCGTACGCATCGACAGCCGCCCGCCGCTGGCCAGCATGGCTGCACCCGCGCCGGCACCGGCACCGGTGGCCGGCGCCACCATCCACATCACCGTCAACGCCGCGCCCGGCCAGGACGCGCAGGCCATTGCCCGCGCCGTGGCCGCCGAGCTGGACCGCCGCGACATGGCCAGGCGCTCCAGCGTGCTGTCGCAGCTGTCGGACATCGACTGAGGAGCATGAGCATGCTGATCACACTGGGCCAGTTTGCCTTCGGCATCGACACACTGGCATTCGACAAGCTGGTGCGCAGCAGTACCTGGCGCCACCCGAGCAACAGCCGCGTGGGCGCGCGCCCCGCCCGCCAGTCGCTGGGCCCGGGCGATGAAACGCTGGGGCTGACCGGCGTGCTCGCACCCGAGTTCCGGGGCACGGCCAAGTCGCTGGACGACCTGCGCGAAATGGCCGACCAGGGCAAGGCATGGGCCCTGGTGGGCGGCGAGAGCATCCTGGGCGCCTGGGTCATCGAGAGCCTGCAGCAGACCGGCACGCACTACACACCGGGCGGCAAGCCGCGCCGCATCGAGTTCGATCTCAAGCTGGCCCGCGTGGATGACCACCTTGCCGAAGGCAGCGGCGGCGTCGATCCCTGGCCCAAGGACGACTTCTGGGAATGGTGGATCTGATGACCACACAGGAATACCTGCACGCCAAGCCCCAGTACGAGATCGTCCTGGACGGGCGCAACATCACCAGCCAGGTGGACACGCGGCTGATGAACCTGACACTGTCCGAATCGCGCGGCGAAGAGGCCGACAAGCTGGACATCACGCTGGACGACAGCGATGGGCGCCTGGCCCTGCCAGGCAAGGGCTCCAAGATCGCGCTGAAGCTGGGCTGGGCCGGCCACGGCCTGATCGACAAGGGCACCTACGAGGTGGACGAGGTGGAGCACCAGGGTGCGCCCGACAGGATCGTGGTGCATGCGCGCTCGGCCGAGCTCAAGCGCCAGCTGCGCACGCGCTCCGAGCACAGCTACCACGACAGCACGCTGGGCCAGATCGTGCGCAGCATCGCCCAGCGCAACGGCCTGCAGGTGCGCGTGGACGCGCAGTTCGAGAACCTGCGCGTGGACCACATCGACCAGACCCACGAAAGCGACCTGAACTTCTGCAGCCGCCTGGCGCGCCAGTACGACGCCGTGTGCACGGTCAAGAAGGGCAAGCTGGCCTTCATCGCCATCGACAGCAAGATCACCGCCGGCGGCCAGGCCGTGGAGGCCGCCACGCTGACGCGCGCCGAGGGCGACAGCCACAACTACCACACGGCCGCACGCAACGACTACAGCGGCGTGCGCGCGTACTGGAACGACGCGGATCGTGCCGAGAAACGCAGCGCCACGCAGGGCGCCGAGGACAACGAAAAGCGCCTGAAGGACACCTACGGCAGCGAGGCCGAGGCGCAGGCCGCCGCCAAGGCCGAGATGGGCCGCATCCACCGCGCCAAGGCCACCATGGGCCTGAAGCTGGCGCTGGCGCGGCCCGACCTGATGCCGCAGACACCGCTGAAGCTGCAGGGGTTCAAGGCGGAGATCGATGACACGCCGTGGCTGGTCGTCAAGATCCAGCACGAGCTGGGCGACGGCGGCTTCACCTCCAAGCTGACGCTGGAAACACGCGCCAAGTGAGCGAGAGGGGCGGGTAGAGCGCGTCCTGGAGCGGCCGGCGCAGGCCGTTCAGCGCGCGGCCAGGGTCGCCACGGCCCTGATGGCGGCACGGCCCGAATCGTCGGCCCGGCCGTAGCAATCGAGCAGCTCGCGTTCGTCGGGCGCCAGGGTCTGGACCGATGCGTTCGCATGCTGGCCCGTGACCACATACAGGACATCCACGCCCAGGCCCGCCATCACGGCCAAGGCGGCCGCATTGGGCGATTGCTCGCCCTTCTCCCAGGTGGCCAGGGTGCCGCGCGAGACGTCGCAGGCGTCGGCCATGGCGAGCTGCGCCACGTCCAGACGCAGACGCTCTTGCCTCAGCCTTTCACCGATGTGATCGAAATTTCTTCTATTCATCAATTGACATGCTCGAAATTTCGAGCAATGATGCAGTCAGCGTGTAACCAAACCATCCAAACCATCCCAAATACTACATGACAGCCATGCACTCCCCCAGAGCCGTGCCCGGTATCCCTGCGGATCCGGTGCTTCATGACAGGCCCGTGCCACTGCGCATGACGGCATCCGAACGCGAACGCCACGCCCGCTATGCCAGCCGTGAAAGCCGCAGCGCCTCCAACTTCGCGCTGAAGCTGTACCGCATGGGCATGCAGCAGTACGAGCAGCAGATGCCGCCGCTGCCCCAGGCCGATCAGGCGCGATAGCCACCCGCGCCGCCCTGTTCACCGTCTTGTCTTCGATCCCAACTGCCCCAAGGAGCCTGCCATGCGCATGATGTGCCCCCACTGCAACGAACACGCCTACACCCGCACCAGCCTGCAGCTGACCAGCACCAGCCGCGAGACCATCTTCCAGTGCCGCAACTTCGAGTGCGGCCATGTGTTCTCGGCGGTCACCGAGATCAACCGCACCATCAGCCCCAGCGCCATCCCCAACCCCATGGTGATCCTGCCGATGAGCACGCACATCAAGCGCAAGCTGCTGCAGACCCAGCTGGACGCCATGCCGTCCTCGCAATACGAAGGCGCAGCGCACCGCGCAGCCCAGGCGGCCGAATCCGCCCAATCCCCCCAAGGCGCGCGCAGCTAGCGCGGCCGGGGCGCCTTCGCCGCTCCTGACGGCGCTCCACCCGGCGCGCGGGCAGCCCGCCTGCACCGCCGCCACCCCACCCCCTTTCCCGCAACCTGCGGAGCCTGCATGAAGGCCCTGCGGGATGCGCTCACCCTGAAACGACCTGGACAGACCATGAAGCTCGGCGACCTGCGCCTTTCCGATCTGATGCGACTGCTGCGGGCAGACGATGCGCCCGCGCCCGAATACCGGCCCGAGGACCCGCCCGCGCTGCCCGAGGCCTACCAGCGCCTGAGCGTCCAGGACTGCCGCATCCGCCTGCGCGAACTGCAGCGCGAGGCCGCGCAGCGCTGCGCCAATGGCCGCTGCGGCAGCGCCGAAAGCCGCGAATGGGCGGGCCTGGCCAGCCACTACCGCATGGCGCTCGTGCTGCTGGCGGGCATAGACGGCGAGATCGAGGAGCTGGCCCTGCGCGACTGGCGCGAAATGCCGCCGCCCGAGCGCGACGCCATCCGCCGCCAGATCCGCGCGCTGCGCAGCTGCCTGCTGCCGCTGCGCGCGCTGGCCCTGAGGGCCTGAGCCCGTGTCCGTCCTGCTCGCCGCCAAATCCACCGGCCGCAGGCTGCGCACCGCCAGCCTGCAGCAATGGGACCAGCACAAGCCGCGCCCCCACATGGTCCAGCGCGCCATGCAGGCGCTGGAAAAAGCCTTGCCGCCGCAGTGGCTGCAGCCCATGAAGCTGCTGGGCCTGGGCGACTGGCACAAGGGCGATCAACACATCAGCGGCCTGCCCGAATGGGCTGCCTGCCACGACGCACTGGCCGCCATTGACGACTTTGCCAGCCGCCACGGCCGTGCGGCCGAGTGGAACCTGGACGACTACGAGATCTGCCAGATGGCCAGGCGCCTGAGCGACGAAGTCGGTGAACTCGACGCCGGCGCCCAGGCCCAGAACATGGACCTGGCCGGACGCGTGGACCTGGTGCGGCTGATGCTGCGCATGCTGGGGCTGCAGGAAAGCACGCCGCTGGCCGGCGAGCCCGCCATCCGCCGCGCGCTGGATGCCGCCTGGTGGCGCCGCATGCTGCGCCGCCATGTCACGCGCACCGTGGAGGCCGGCGCCGTCAAGCTGGGCATCGTCAACCGCCACGCCGGCGGCTATGCCAGCAATGCCACCGTGCGCCGACGCACCGCGCAGATCGAACGCAATGCCCGCGCGCTGGAGCGCAGCCTCTACCGAAACGAGGCCGGCCAGGTCTTCACCCTGGCCGAGCTGGCCGCGCTGTCGCCGGCCAACCCCGTGATCCGTGGCGGCGAGCTGATGACGCGCATCCGCGGCGCAGAGGAGTATGCCGACGCGCGCAGCCACGTCGGCCTCTTTCTCACGCTGACGGCGCCCAGCCGCTTCCATGCCGTCACGCTGGGCAGCGGCGGCCGGCCGCGTCCCAATCCCCATTACGACGGCCGCAGCACGCCGCGCGATGCCCAGCTGTGGCTGCGCACCATGTGGGCGCGCGTGCGCTCGCACCTGGGCCGCCAGCGCATCGCCATGTACGGCATCCGCGTGGCCGAGCCGCACCATGACGCCACGCCGCACTGGCACGCCCTGGTCTGGGCCGAGTGCGAGGAGCACGCCCGGCACATCGAGGCCGCCATCCGCAAATGGTGGCTCAGCGAGGACGGCGACGAGCCCGGCGCCCAGCGCAACCGCGTCAACATCAAGCGCATGACCGGCGGCGGCGCTGCCGGCTACGTGGCCAAGTACATCGCCAAGAGCGTGGGCCATGCGGCCCTGGCCGACCACCTCGATGTGGTGCAGGGCCGCCTGTGGGATGTGGAGCAGGGCGACATGCCCGGCCACCGCCGCGTGGACGCCTGGGCCGCCTGCTGGGGCATTCGCCAGTTCCAGGCCGTGGGCATGCCCAGCGTCTGCATCTGGCGCGAGCTGCGCCGCGTCAGCAAGGACCAGGTCGAACAGATCCGCATCGACGGCGACCGGGCCAGCTGGCAGGCCTGGGGCGCCAGCCACCGCCATGGGCCCGACATCCCCGCCGACTGGCGCCGCTACATGGAAGCCATGGGCGGCCACTGCCTGGGCCGCGACCGCTGGCACCTGCGCATGGCGCGCCGCCCCGTGCCCGCCGGCGCCGTCAACCAATACGGCGAGGCCATCGCTCCCGGCTGCGGCCGCGTGGTGGGCCTTGAGACCCGGCGCGGCCAATGGCTGGTCTCGCGCCGCATCGCCTGGCGCAGCGTGGCGCGCGCCACGCTGGAGTTCCAGGAAACCCAAGGTGCAGAAAACGCCGATGTCGCCGAGGGTGCCGAGGTCGCCGACGTGGCCCCGCCGGCCCTGCCCGCCCGCGCGCCGCTGGCGCGCGCTTGGACTGGTTTCAATAACTGTACGGCCCGGCTCACGGGCCACACGCTGCGCGCCCTCATCGGCCGCGGCGGGCACCAGCGCGAGGACCGGGCCAACCCGGCCGGGCCCGATTCGGGTGCCGATTCAGTGCCCCATTCCGTGCTGCACCGCCCCGCATCCGGCGCCACGCCATCCAACCACCCGTTCTTTACCAGCTGATCCACCCCAGGAGGACCCACC